TCAAATTTAAATCAGTTATTCAAAGACTTGAAAGCGCAAACGTTTTAGAAGATGCGTCTTGTGATTTCCAAACAAACTCAACCGTTGATTTAACCGAGAGAATTTTAGAGGTTAAAGATTTACAAGTAAATATGCAACTTTGTAAGTCACAATTTCACAACACTTGGCAAGGAATAGAGCAAGGCTTTTCGTCTTTTGACGTATTGCCTAAATCTTTTGCTGATTACCTTATTGCACACGTAGCTTCCCAAGTTGCTTCCGCTAACGAAGTATCTTTATGGAATGGTTCAAGTGCAAACGCTGGAGAATTCGACGGCTTGTTTTCAACGGCTTTAGTTGACCCAAATTTACCACCCGCACAATTAATTAACAACGTTGCGATTACACCCGCTAACGTAATTGCACAATTAGCTTTAGTTGAAGCACAAATTCCCGCAACACTTTACGGAAAATCTGATTTAAAGATTTATGTTTCTCAAAACGTTGCAAAGGCTTATGTTTCCGCTTTAGGTGGTTTCGGTGCTTTAGGTGTTAACTCACAAGCTAACGCGGGTGTGAACTCAATGGGTACAATGTGGTACACAAATGGCGCTTTGTCTTATTCTGGAATACCAATTTTTATGGCAAACGGATTGCCAAATAACTCAATGATGGCAACAACAACATCAAACCTTTACTTTGGTTGTTCACTTTTGAGCGACACTCAAGAAGTACGTGTAATTGATATGTCGGACATCGACGGCTCACAAAATGTTCGTGTAATTATGCGAATGGCGGCTGGAGCAACTTACGGAGTTATCGAAGACATCGTAGTTTACGGATAATCATTTAACGGGGTGGGCAACCACCCCTTATTATAAACAATACTAAAAAAAAAAATTATGAGTTGTGATATCACACACGGAAGGTTGGAGCAATGCAAGGACGTAATAGGCGGGTTGAACGCTATTTTTGTGCTTAATTATGGACTTTATGACGCATTAACCGACGTTACTTATGTTGGTACAACGGACGAAATTTCGGCTATTGCTTTGCCCGCATCAACACCCGTTTACAAATTTGAATTGAAAGGAACAAATTCTTTTGAAACTACAATTACAAGTTCACGTGAAAACGGAACTACATTCTTTGAACAAGTTTTGGCGGTTACGTTGAAGAAACAAGACGTTCAAACTCACAAAGAAGTTAAGTTGTTGACTTACGGAAGACCAAATATTATAGTACGTACAAACGCAAATCAATACTTTATTGCGGGACTTGAAAGAGGTATGGACGTAACTGCGGGAACTATCGGAAATGGTACGGCTTTAGGAGATATGAACGGATATTCTTTGACTTTTACGGGTCAAGAAGCGATTCCCGCTAATTTCCTTGATTGTACTACTGAAGCACAATTAGCATCTTTGTTAGGGGGCGCAGTTATTACGGTATAAAAAGACGTTTTATTGGTTAAAACTAAAAGGGGGTTGCATTCGTGTAACCCTTTTTTTATGAAACAAAAACACGAAAATCTAATTATATCTATATGATAGTTTTAACGACACAAAACGTATTAAGCCAAACCTTTAATTGCACACCACGAACGGGAACGATTACGGATTTGTTGATTACGGACGAAGCCGAAAACGTAACTACAAACGTTCCGATTATTTCACAAGGTGCGTTAAGTTACTTTTATCAAATCGAAGCCATTTTTAACCTTACGGAAAATAGGTTTTATATGATTGAATTACAAGACACGAATGGAAATAGACTACTATTAGAAAAAGCATTTTGCACGAATCAACCTTTAGCTACGTTTTCGGTAAATAACGGGCAATATGTTTCGCACACATCAAACAACGAATTTATAATTTATGAATAATTACCACGTCTTAAATTTATCGAGTTATACGACACCAATAGTCGAAGAAACGAACAGAGAAAATTGGGTTGATTTCTTAACGGAAAATGGCGAACAATACTTTGATTTCTTAATTGACCGATATACGAATTCAACGACGAATAACGCAATAATAAACAATATATGTAGATTAGTTTACGGGCGTGGTTTAGGTGCGTTAGACGCTTCTAAAAAGGTAAATGAGTACGCGCAAATGATGACTTTGTTTTCACGCGAAGACGTGCGTAAAATGATTATTGACCGCAAGATGTTAGGGCAATTTGCGATTCAATTACATTATTCAAAAGACAGAAAAAAAATATTAAAGGCTTATCATATACCCGTCAATCTTTTACGAGCTGAAAAATGTAATAAGGAAGGTGAAATAGCGGGTTACTATTATTCAGACAATTGGAACGATACAAGACAATTCCCGCCTTTGCGTTATTCGGCTTTTGGATTCTCAAACGATAATGTTGAAATACTATATTCTAAGCCTTATTCGGTTGGAATGAAATATTACGCTTACCCCGACTATCAAGGCGCAGTTCCTTACGCTTTGCTTGAACAAGAAATAGGCGACTATTTAATTAACGAAGTACAAAACGGATTTAGCGGTACTAAAGTCGTCAACTTTAACAACGGAGTTCCAAGCGAAGAACAACAATCTATTATTAGCCAAAAGGTTTTAAACAAATTAACGGGTTCACGAGGACAAAAAGTAATTGTTGCTTTTAACGACAACGCCGAAAGTAAAACAACGGTTGAGGATATTCCATTAAACGACGCTCCAGAACATTACACTTATTTAAGCGAAGAATGTTTGCGTAAAATAATGTTGGGTCACAACGTTACAAGTCCGTTATTATTTGGAGTTGCTTCAACAAACGGATTCTCAAGTAATGCAGACGAATTAAAAAATAGTGCAATCTTATTTGATAATATGGTTATAAGACCTTTTCAAGAAGAATTATTAGACGCTTTCGATACGATTTTACATTTTAACGGAATACATTTAAAACTATTCTTTAAAACTTTGCAACCTTTAGAATTTACGGACTTAGAAAACGCACAAACTGAAGAACAAATAGCCGAAGAAACGGGTACGGAATTAAGCGCAGACCCAAAAGACGATGCTTTAGCACAAGCGTTAATTGATTTAGGCGAAGACGTAGACCCTAATTGGATATTAATAGACGAATTCGAAGTTGATTACGATAACGACGACGACGAAAACCAATTACTAAGCAAAGAAATTAAACAAAGTTTTTTAAGCAAAGTTGTTAATTTAGTTTCTACGGGTTCGGCGTTCCCAAACTCAAATAGTGAACAAGACGAAAATATTGACGGATTCCAATTTATTACACGTTATGTTTATGCGGGTGAACAAAAAGCAAACGGGCGGGAATTTTGTAAAAAAATGATTTCAGCAAATAAAATATATAGAAAAGAAGACATTATTAGAATGGGTTCACAAGTTGTAAACGAAGGTTTAGGACCACGAGGTACAAATACTTATTCTATATGGTTGCATAAAGGCGGGGCTAATTGTTACCACCGATGGAACAAACAAGTTTACGTTAATTTTTCGGGTTCTGGAATAGACGTTAATTCGCCAAAAGCAAAACGGATAGCGGGAGCAAAAGCCGAAAAGTTTGGGTACGTAATTAAGAACCCAAGTTTAGTTGCAACAAGACCAATAGACACACCAACACGAGGTTTTTTACCGAAAAATAAATAACAATGGCAGAAGCATTACTAATTTCAAGAAACGACATCGTAAAATTTACCGCACTTAACGGAAACATCGACACGGATTCTTTTATTCAATGGATTAAAGTTGCTCAAGATATTCATATACAAAATTACTTGGGTACGAATTTACTTGAAAAAATAAAGACGGATATAATAAACAACACACTTGCTAACCCTTATTTATTTTTACTTAATTCATATATTAAGCCAATGCTAATCCACTACGCAATGGTCGAATATTTGCCGTTTTCGGCTTATACAATAGCGAATAAAGGAGTGTTTAAACATACAAGCGAAAACGCAACAAGCGTGGATAAAAACGAAGTGGATTTTTTAGTTGAAAAAGAACGTATGATTGCACAAAATTACACGGAACGTTTTATTACTTATATCAATTTTAACAATTCTTTGTTTCCCGAATATAGCACGAATAGTAATGCGGATATGTTCCCAAGTACACAAAATAATTTTACGGGTTGGTATATATGAAAAAGAAGCACAAACCAAAAGAAACAAATATTAAAAAGTTGCTCGTTTACTTAACGAAACTAAACAAAGAAAAAAAATAACTATGGAACACTTACGAGCCTTGTCTTTATTGTTTTTTGCGTTTGCTTATTTGTGTTCCCTTGCTATGTTTTGCGAAGACGCTTTGTTTTTAAAATTTGGCGGGGTTGCTTTATTCGTTTTTTTAACGCACGAATTATTACAACAATATTACTTGAAAAAATGAAAATACAATTATTTATTTTACTTACAAATATTCGATTAGCAACGCCAAAATTATTGGCAATTATTGGAGCGTTCTTTTTGCCTATTTCTGGTATTTTATTCTTAATTGGTTTTGCGATTTTGTTAGACACTTTAACGGGAATTTGGAAGTCAAAGAAATTGGGAATACCGATTACATCAAGAAAACTTTCTGCTATTGTTTCAAAGTTATTTCTTTACGAAGTTGCAGTAATTGGATTTTACTTAATAGATTATTTTATTCTTAACGATATTATTTTAACGTTCTTTTCCGTTCCTTTAATGTTGACTAAGATACTTTCGCTTGTACTTGTTTCAATAGAATGTATTTCTATATCGGAAAATTACGAAGCAGTTCGAGGCATAAATATTTGGGTTGCTATGAAAAACCTTTTTTCACGTGCTAAAGAAATTAAACAAG